TGAATATCAACTCGAGAAGGTGCGTGATTAATGTTTTTTTTGTTTTCGTTAATTAATCACGGTCAGAAGGTTGTGGAAGAGAATAAGAACACGAAGCAAAGGGAAATAAACGTGTCTCAGTACAGTGATGAGGCTCGGTGGGCGAGAAGCTTTGTTTCCTGTCCCAAGTGCGGTTCGAGACATTACGACCTGTATGTTTTAGATATGAAGGGGAAGTTTCGATGTAAGAAGTGCGACACCACATTTGAAAAGGAGAACGACTAATGGAAGAAGAGATATGTACCGTGTGCGGTGGTGAAGGCACTATAGAGAGTGAGTTCTTTGTACGTGCCTCAGTAGACAACGATTATGGTTTTATAGACACGAAGGTAGAAGAATGTGAAGCCTGCGATGGAATGGGGTATAAGGAGACGGAGGAGGCTAACAATGAGTAAAAGTTTAGATCTATGGGAAACAGTTATCGTGCAAATAAAAGCCGACTTTGAAAACCGTGATGAAACCGCTGTCTTTGAAATGCTTAAAAGTATACCTCAAGAAAATCTAATAGCTTTTCTACCAGAAGAAAAGCAGTTTAGTTTTCTGCAAGCAGAAAGGGGGAAGAAATAAGGCCTAGTTAAAGTTGCAACGCTCTGAATACTTCATTCCATTTAATATGAGGATATTCAAAGAACCCTCCGAGGGGCTGAACATTCAGCCCCTCTTTTTTTATGTCTAAAACCTGAGAGGCTTTGTATAAGGAAAGGGAGAGGTTTTTGTCTTCGACCATGATCCATGATCGGGTGTCCCTGTTTCGTTCAAAGAAGGAGACTTGATGGGCAGAAAGATTAATTCTTTTAGTGGATGTAATTTTAAGTTCTATAAAATGAAAATGGTTTTCGGGGCATTTAAGTAAGAGGTCGGGGATGCCTTTAGTAGCAAACGTGTCAATTTTAAGCAACGTCCAATTCTTGTTTGTTGTTTTCGCTAGATTCTTCAGGTTGTTTTTTATCTTCAGGTAGAAGTGTTTCTCCGACCTCTTCTTGGCTTTGGTGTTCGATGATGAGGTTTTCAGTATCTCCTCGAGTTCCATCATTTTTAATTTCTTTCAATCGTTTAAGCACTTCATCTTTATTCATTTGATCGATGGACCCGTGCAATATTTCTTTACGGTCGATGTAGATACCTTGCGCCTGCCCTCTTCTGTACTCAGCCATTACGGAAGCAGAGTATGCCCCGTTCTCTTCTGCTCGCCGCGACAATTGATCTAGTCTTTTGATATGACGTTGATACGTGACTGCGTATTTGCGGTCTAGCTCTGTTCTATACGTTTGTAGATACCGAACAACATGAGGGCATTTGTAGGGATTAAGGAGTTCTGAAGCACGGACATGAGCAGAGCCTTTTGCATATCCCGCCTCGATAGCCGCCTCTGTATTAGTAATTTCCCCGTCCCGTGAGACGAGAGCTTTGACAAATAGCTCTTCTTTGCGAGTTAATCTTTTAGACACTCGTTTCTGATATGCACGGTCACTTGGGTTTAGGCTTAAAAGAGCTTTTATAGGCATTTTATTACTTTATAAAAAAGAACCTCGATTTTCAACTGAAAACCGAGGCTAAGTTTAGGGACGAAAAAAATGTTTCGGGTTGTGTAATCTCATAATTTAGTATATGTTTGTATATATTACTAATAAAAAGGATGCCGTCGTGAATAGATATAAGATTATATACCAGAAGTTAGATGAAAAAGAAAGAGTTATTCAAGATTCTTTTGTTTTTTTAGCATCAACGCCATTAGAGTTTTTGTTAAACGCTAATCATGCTTGTCAAAAGAACTATGTTAGGGCTACCCGAGATATTTTATCTATCACGGAAATAACCGGGAAGGAGGGTAAACTTGACAGAAACAACGTAATGGAGCAGGCTAAAGAGTTAATTAACGGAGATAGGGCTAAATCTTATGGAGATCCTGTAGTTTCTCATACTCGAATAGGGAGAGGGTGGGGGGCAATCTTAGGCATTAAAGATATTTCTGCGTCTACTGTAGCTCTGATGATGACGTGGTTAAAGATTTCCAGAATTGTTTTAAAGGGTAATCAAAAAGATTCTTTTGTTGATGCAATTGGTTATCTTTCTTTAGCTTCGGAGTGTCAAGAAGAGAGTAAAGATGAGCAGGAAAGATCCGAATTGCCCAAAAACGTGGGGTAGAGGTTTTTATGAAGACAATCTCGATTTAAAGACAGGGGTTGTAAGAACGGCTTTGTATTTTAAACATAAGTACGGGAGCAGTTTAGTTTCTGAGACAGGGTCTTCTTCTAATCGGTGCGTGGAAGAAAATGCTTATGAGGTACTTAATATGGTGAAAGAGTAAAGATGATTGAGGAAAAAGACGCAGAGGAGGTTCTTTTACATTTGCAAAAGGCGTGTGCGCTTGTCCAACAAAACGTAAGAAAATCCGTTTCTAGGACAAATGTACGTGAGATACAACGTGCAAAAGAATTACAAAGGATCAATTCTCTTTTAGTTTCGATTTGCGATGTAATGAAAAAATTTAATGAACAGGAGAAGAATAATGAACATGAGCGTGAAACCTTTATTAGAGAGAAACGAAAAAAAGAATCATCAATTGTTGGAGTCATCCTTTGATAAGGCCATTATGGGTTTAGAACAGGTACATTACAGTGTCGTTAAGTTGATTTGTGAAAACAAAATAAACCGTGATTCGTGGATCGGGGAGGGTGATCACCCGTTGAATAGAACGAATGCGCTTTTAAACGACACGATTGATTTGCTGATTGATCTAAAGGGGGTCATTGATAAGAAAGAAGTGGAGGAGAAAACCAATGGACATAATAGCAATACAATCCGACTCGAGAGGAAAAAAGAGACAAGTGATAGTAGAGCTTGTTCCTAAAGTTAAAAAGAAAACATGCGCGGATATGCTTAAACAAAAATGGCAGGGGTTATGGGACAAAATAACCCCTGAGATTGAGTTATGAAAGGCGTAAAAGATGGAAATCATTTATTTTATAAACACATGTATCCTGTTGTTTTTATTTATGTTCCCTGTTTTAACCGTCGGCTTCTGGATGTGGCAAGACAACATCCTTAGAGATTTTCCTTTTGGGGTTAGTTTAGCTTACGCAATAATGGCTTTATCTCTATGGTTAGAGTACGTGTGGTGAAGCAAAGTTTAAATGTTGTGTGTTTTGACGGAAACACACTGCAGGGAAGAAACCTCAGTTGATGGTCCCCTCTGGGGTTTCTTTTTCTGCCACCGTTTTAATTAAATTTCTAATCGTTCCAGAAATTGTACGGTCTTCTACTAAACTTCTTTCTTTAATTAAATTGTAAGTGTCAATAGACAAAGCTACTGATTTATATTTGTTCTTGTCCATTTTTAGCTCCAATCATTTGAATATAATGTTATTATATGAAAAATTATGTAATGTCAACGGTTTCACCCCAACTTGGACCTATTTCTAAATCGCAACGAGAGGGTATCTCTAGTGGAATAGCTTCTTCCATTATTGTCTTAATCTCTAAAGCCTGCGCTTTGCTTGTAACGCTACAGCACAATTCGTCGTGAACTTGTACAAGCGGAACAATTCCGGCTTTAAAGACATTTACCATCGCCTGTTTTGTCATGTCGGCGGCAGAACCCTGTATAAGTTTATTGAGACTTTTGTATGTGTAAGCACGTTTTAGGTTTACTCTTCCGTATTTCTGCTCCGCCTCCGGTCTTTTATAGGCTTTAGTAAGAGCAAAGGTAGCAGGCTCCCATTGATCGAAAGTCAAACGCCTACCCCGTAAACTCCGCAGATACGCGGCATCTGTAGTCTGTCGGTTAAGGCGTGTAATAAGAGCCTGTTGCATACCTTTGACGAAAGGAACGCGAGAGTGATACTTTGCTGTTAATTCTTTTGCTTCTTCCAAAGAAAGGTCTAATTGTTCAGCAAGTTTCTTTACACCCATGCCATAAATAATACCTAGGTTAATTGTTTTAGCTTGTTTTCTAGGTATGGAGGCCATCTCCGCCACCAAGCTGTGAAAATCTGTCTCTGGATTACTTCGGTAATTTTCAACAAACTCCTTCACGCCCTCTAAAGGCACAGCATTCTTTTGCCATTGATTGTAAACTTCTGCATAGTGAACCAAGATGCGTGGTTCCTGTTGCGAAAAATCGATGCTAGACCACTGTTCTTTCTCCTCTGGTACAAAGAGGTTACGAACCGAAGTTGGTGTTCCTTTGCCGTAATTAGGGATCTGTTGAAGGTTTGGGTTATTCATGGAAATACGTCCAGTAATCGTACCGCCTTCGCCCCCTCGCACCTGATTAATGTGAGAATGTATGCGACCATTTACAGAATGTTTTTGAATCGTCTTAATAAACGTACCATTGATTTTATTAACTTCTCTAGCCTTGGCTATTAATTTAGGTATTTCATGCGTGTGCTGAGACAAAAACTCTTTAGTAAACGAAGGTTTCCCTTTTTCTGTTCTTGGATAAGGTATCTGTTGTTCTTTAAAAGCAATCTCTATACTTTGTGCCGACCATATATCAACATTTAATCCTGTAACCTTTTTTATCTGAGAAAGAAGTTGCTTCTCATCTTGTCTCAATATCTTCTGTGTTTGCTCGGCTCTGTCTAAATCTACCCGAACCCCACGCCACGTCATTTCGACTAAACAAGGCAACAATTCTACTTCAAGATCAAAGACTGTTTTAAGATCGCTTCTTTCTAACTCGACGTTAAAGAATTTCCACAGATCTAACGTCAACTCAGCGTCTGTTTCTGCATACCCTCCTACAAAGTTTGCAGGCATCTTCCACATCTCAGATTTTGCGTCTAAACCAAACTCTGTAGCCGCTTTCACTAAACCCTTTTCAGACTTTGTTTTGCCTAAGTAATCAAAAGCAACCGCGTTAAGAGAATAAGAGAAACGTGTTTCATCTAATAGACTTGCAACAAGCATTGTATCCACTATCTTGCCATTAATCTTATGACCCATTGCTTTTAACCACCCAACATCGTATTGAGCATTGTGGAAAATCTTGTCACAAGGTAAAGCAAGCATATCTTTTAACCATTTGTTAACAAGGCGTTCATCTAGATTGCCTCCGCCCATATGCTTGAGAGGAAAATAACCTTTAAATTCATCCGTGCAAACCGCTACACCTACAACGTCACCGTTTCCCGTGGGCCAACCGGGTCCGGAAGAACGAAGGTCCGGGTCCCGTGTTTCGAGATCAATAGCAATATGCTTGGCTTGAGACAAATCAGGGAAATTTTCAGGAGGGGTCCACGAATCTACTGTCGTTATCCGCGCTAAATTTAAAATTCCTTGTTCCATATCAATTACTTAACACACTTTCGTATTTTATACAATTAAATAAGACTTTTCAGGATCATCTGGGTATAAAAGAAACAAGCTTTCTCGTGTTCGTGTAACCGCCACGTAAAAAAGTCTATGTAAAGAGTCTTGGTTGTACCGTGTTTCGCGCTCCGAAGACGCGGATATATCTGTTAAGACAACGACGTTATCACATTCCGCACCTTTAGCCCCGTGAATCGTAGATAGCGATATGCGAGGTTTTTCTCCGAGCTTTTCTTTCT